CCTGGCGTTAGGCTCGCGCAGGCCAGGGATGCTCTTCAGCACGCCGCTGCAGGAATCGACAAACCACCCTGCCCTTAATCACCTCGGACAGATAGAGCTCCACGGGTGCGCCCCGCTTTGGAAAAGGGCCTTCTACGCGACCGGGGTGCCACTCCGAGGCCGAGCAATTATTCGGTGGGGCAAAAAGTGGGGCAAAAATGCCGGCAACAAAAAAGGGGCTAGGCTGTGAATCGCCTAACCCCTTGTTTTATTTGGTCGGGACGGAAGGATTCGAACCTTCGACCCCTTGCACCCCATGCATGGGGTTTAATCGACCTATCTTATTGATTTTATTGGGTTTCAGACTTTCCCGACTGACCAAAAAGACAGTGCTTTGTGGCGTTTCGCAAACCTTGCAAATCAAAGACTTGCGGCAGAGTTTTGCATCACCGGAACACTGTCCGCCCGTCCTGTACTCCCAAGCTGACGCGATCTGACGCCACCGGCCTACAGACGCCGGCCGCCCTACCCTGGCACTGTCCGTCGTCGGCATGGATGCCAGCGACCAGAGGTCAGCGTTACTCGGCGGGCACCTCAGGCACGATCCTCACCAGCCCCTCCGGCTGCTCAGTACCCACGACGACATTATCGCACCATGCCTGTACGTCGGCCTCCTCCGGCGGCTCCCGCCCGTATTTGTCGGCCAGCGCGGTAAGCGCGGCCAGGGCCTGCTCAGGGTCGGACAGCACCGGCAGATACTCGGCTTTGATCTGAGTGCTGGCCATGTAGTGAGTGGCTGGGGCCTCGCCCGTGGGACTCAAGGCGCAAGCGCCAAAGGTCTCGGCACCGCCCGTGTCGAAATCGAATATTCGTGCCAGCCGGTTGGCGGCAGGAGCACACGTCACGGGGATTGTCAGTATTGCTCGGGTCCATGTTTTCATGTGAGGCTCACTCCCGATTTTCCGGCAAGATACTGGTCAAGCTCTACCTGCGGCGCCGCCGAAACAATATAGTCAGTTATGACAACACCGTAGAATCGGCCTTCAAATTCGGCGGTCCCATTATACAATCGCCCCAGAACGAGGCCCGCCAACCCTTGATTCCCTGCCGCCCCGGAGGCAACCTGCGCCGCGTTTTTGTATATCTCCGATGACGCCCCATTGAAAATAGCCGTCAGAACCACGTTCTCAGCGGGGACAAATGCATCATTGGCTATTAGGCTGCCGCCTGCGTACATCCTGAAATCGGGGGCCGCATCCGCTACAGTAGAAATATCCATACGCTCGGCGCCCGAGCCATCATTGCCAGACGATGGCACGCCTGTGGAATTACTCTGCAAACCCAGCGACTGCTGGACAGGCTGGGCGAGAACAGCGGACGAAGCCACCAGATAATCATCTGCGCCATCAAATTCAAGCCAATTGAGCCCGCCTCCAGTTCGATAAACAGGCTTCGATGCGGTAGTGGTCTGAGAGGCGTGGTGCCCATTCCCGGACTTATCCAGCATCAGACCCACGGGGTCGCCATCCCCTGTTACTGGGATCGTCCCTGCCGCATCCTGGAACAGAGTTGTGAGGTCTGATGGGTCGTACCAAGCACCGTCCTGGCTTGCCTCAAAAAGCTCAGCCGGAGTCCATTCGTAAATCTCAAAATCACCCGTCGCCAGCGCTGCTGCATCCGCGTCACTGATTGCCGAGGGTTTGTACACCATGTCGGCAACAGTCACCAAACCGCCCTCACAAATGTGTGTCGGCTCGGTCGGCGTGTAGCTCGCTACGGTATAAATGGCCTGCCCACCAGCCCAGACTTTCGCCGTCCCGCCCGAGTAGGAAACCACCATTTTGCCGGAACCTGAAAATCGTTCATTCAGGCCCATACCTTTCAGCGGCTCCGAGTTATAAAATTCTGCGTCGATAATCCAGTGGCCGGCAGAGGCATTAAACGCGGGCACGTCGTCGATAGCTGCCGTTTCGCTCAGTGAGGCGTCCAGAAGCAGGCCTTGGGCGACGCCGTTCGAGTAGTTGAAGCGCGGCTCATTCGCGGCGGCGGTCTGCGTGTTGCCGTCCTTGTCCTCGTAATCGGCCGGCGCAGGCCGGGTCAGGGTGAAGGCGACGCCGAAATCAACGGTTTTGAGGTTCTGCATCAGACCTCCTCCAAGACGTAAGACTGGTTTTTAAAGTTGGCGAACAGCGTGCTGCCGCTGAAGTCGGGGTGCAGGCTGCCGATCAGGGCGAGAATCCGGCTTTCCTGGCTGTTGAGGGCGTCCACCGCGTCGGCGAGGGTCTGGCTGTTCGGGTAGTCGCCCTGAGCCACGGCGGTGCCGTTATCGTTCTGGTACAGGGTCAGGCCGCCCGCATCCGGCACCCAGAAGAACTCGGTGTCGGAGGTGCCCGCGATACCGGCCGCCGTGTCGCCGTAGGTCGGCGCGCCATTGGCCGCCACGCCGGTGATCAGGTTCAGCCTGCTCTGAATCTTCCGCATGGCGCGGGTGAAGATGGCGGCGGTCTCGATGTCGCCGCTGGCCATCTCGGGGATACCGTCGGCGGTGAAATCGCGCTGGATGGCGTAGGCGCCGGAGCGATCCGCGCCCTTGTACGGGACGGTCAGGGTCAACTGCGTATCGCTGTCCACGCTGGCGATGTCGTAAACGACGCCCGTGCCGGCCATGACGAAGCTGTCCCCGGCGCTGACGTTCGCCAACCACGCCGTGCCGACGCCGGACACAACGGCGCTATCCTGAACCGCCGACGCGGTTCCGGTTCTGTACTGTGACATGGGGTTCTCCGATAGTATTAACGTCAGGTCTTTCCTAAATACTTTAGGTCGCCTATATAAACGCTTCGGTCGGGTGAAACTCCGTTAATCCGGAATTGCATGCTAGGAAAAGGCTGACTGAGTGTTGTATCCGGAATGTTTGTCGTGATCGTCGCCACCAATTGCCTATTCACATAGAAGAGAACCCTGTCGGAGAGGGTCTGGAGTCCTAGCCGGAGACGGAACTGATTGGTGGCCGAGCCCATCAATCCAAGGCTGACTTCCGTGATAACGCCGTCACGACCACAAGCCGCGTGCCACTCAAGTGATCCGCCCACTGGCTTAAGCCAAAAACCAATCACATTCTTGCCGGCTGACGAGGGGTCTCCTCGCCCGATAAAGAAGTTGGCATCGTCGCTTATTTGAAGATTGCTGCCGAGCATCATCTCTGCTGTGATTTTAGTGTCGTACCCATCAAAAGTTTGGAAGCTGCCCTTATTTGTTTCTGGCACAACATAAATACTTCCCCCGTCCGTGCCGCTATCAATGCGTAGGCGGAGTGCGCCGAGACGGCCATATACGTTATTGCTCGGGTTATCCTCAACAGAGACCGAGGTGCCGGCTGGAGCGATTATTGAATAATCCAGCAGATTGTGTGTGACAATGTATCTCGAATAATCTCCGGCGTTGAAATTAGCAAACCCCTGAAAATCTGTGTCCGCACCGATTGAAAGCATGGCGCCATCGAATCGAACGAACTGCCTGGAGCCGTCACCAAAGTAAAAGGTGCCATCATTCTGGATATAAGATCGCCAGTCGGCCCCGTCGTAATACCCCAGGTGGGTGGCGGTCAGATTCAGGCCGGTGGAGGGCGTATCACCCAGCCGGGACGGGATGCCGGACAGGTTGCTGTACCAGTCGGCGCCTAGGCTGCCCGAATCGTCCCAGGTGGTGCCGTTCCACCGCTTCAGCAGCTTGGTGCTGTCGTTGTACCAGAGGTCACCCACCGCCTCCGCCGTCGGGGTGCTGGTGGTGAAGAACGTGGTGACCTTGCCGTCGGCGGTGGCTTGGGCGTCAGCGGCCTCGGACAGCGCCGTGCTAATGCCGCTGTCCTGGGCGTCCTGCCATGCGGTGCCGTCGTACCGGTAGGCCCGATTACCGTCGTCCGTGTCGAACCACAGGTCGCCGTTGCTCATGCCGCTGGCCGGCTCCGCGTCTTGATAGAACGACTGGATTTTACCGTCGGCGGTGGACTGGGCGGCGGCGGCCTCGGCCAGCGCCTGACCAATGGCCGCATCCCGCACGTCCTGCCACACCGATCCGTCCCACCGATGCAGCCGGTTCTGGTCGTCGGTGTCCACCCACAGGTCGCCGACGGACTGTGCCGTGGGCTCGCCGGCTTGGTAGAAGGTAAGGATTTTGCTATCCGCCGTGCCCTGTGCCGTCGCGGCATCAGAAAGAGCCTGGCCGATGCCCTCATCCTGAATCTCCACCCATGAGGTGCCATCCCAGCGGTACAGGCGGTCAGTGTCGGAATCCACCCAGAGGTCGCCCACACCATCGGCGGTGGGCTCCGAGGACTGGTAAAAGCTCGCGACCTTGCCGTCTGCCGCCGCCTGGGCATCGGCTGCATCCAGGATTGCCTGGGCGGCGTCGGCGGATGCCTGGGTGAGCGTGTCCGCCTCGCCGCTGTTAATGTCCGCCAGGGAGCCGGGCTTGTCGCTCAGGTTGCTGTAACCGCTGCCGCCGGTGATCACCACGGAGCCGGAGAACGCTGCCGAGCCGTCGCTGTAGACGGCAAACAGGGTGGTCCCGGCGTACTGGTAGGTGATCATGCCGGTCTTGCCGTCGGCGGACTTCGGCCCCAGCGTGGCCACGGCATCGCCCACGACACTTTCCACCTGCCCCTCCACGCTGATCTTCTCGGTGGCGGCCAGGGTGCCGGTGACGATCTTGGAGGCGGTGAGCTTGACGATCTTGGTGCTGTCGATGGCGTCGTTGGCCAGATTGGCGTCGATGAACGCCCGGTCGGCGTCGGTGACCGTGGCCCAGGGGCTCAGGCCCTCCACCTCACCAGCGGACAGCGACGGCGTGGTAACCGTGAACTGGCTGCTGATCGTGCCCTGGCCGAAGGCGTCATAGGTGGCAAACCGCAGGTAGTAGGTGCTGTTGTCGGTGAGGCCGGACAGCACCACCGGCCCGCCGTACTGCTGGGCCACCAGGTTCTCAGGGCCGGGGGTGAATCCGGTGGTCTGGCTCATCCATACCCGGGAATCGCGGTAGTCCAGGTCTTCCGGCGGCTCGAAGTCAATCTGCGCACTGCGGAAGCCGGCGGAGATGGTCAGGGTGCCCGGCAGGGGCGGGGCCACGTTCTCAACGCTCAATCGCGCGGCCTGGGCACTGATCTGGTTCTGCCGGCCCCGGCAGTACACCCGGACCTCAAACGCGCGCCATGCGCCCGCTGAGAGCGTCTCGCGCTGGTGGTCCTCGGCGTTCTTCTCGTAGGTGTAGACGAACTGCGGGTCATTCACCCATTCGGTGCGCACCAGGGACAGGGTGCCGTCCACGTCCGCCCACACCTCGACCTGATAATCCCGGAAGTACAGGTCCAGCCCGCCAGAGCCGGCGCCCTGCTCGCCCTCCTGGCCCATTTCAAACCATTCGGTCACCGAGGTCTTGCGCCAGACGAACTTGGCGTCGCGGCCACCGAACACGGTGTCGTTGCCCTGCTCGAACAGCTCCAGGCCGTTGACCGGCGGGGCCGGGACCACCTCGTTCGGATCGTCCTCCGGCTCCTCGCTCACGTCGCCGGGCGAGCGGACATAGGTGGTCGTGATTTCCGCCACGGTGCCGTCCTGGTTCACCTTGCCGCGCAGGGAGACGCCCCGGACCTGGACTTCGTAGGTTTTGCCGTCGCTGGGCACCACGAACGTGGCTTCGGGCGAGGCCGGGCCAACCTCGAACCAGCCCGCCTGCCCCAGCTCGCGGTACTCCACCAAGCCGTAGGCGTAGTTGCTCACGCTCGGCGGCTGGACGCCCACCTCGATGGTGGAAAGGTTCGCGTTGGCCGAGCGAGGCGTGTTGGTGGCTTCCTGCAGGGTGACGGCCGGCGGGTTCAGCGTAACCGCCGGCTCATCCTCCACCGGCTCGATATAGCCGGTCAGGATTTGCACGGTGAACGCGGTTTCCCAGACCATGGCGCCGGGCGCCGGCGATGTCGTGGCCGTGCCCTGCTGCGGGGCGGGGCCTTTGTCGCTGGAGACCGTGACCACGCCATCATTGGTGATCTTGTAGGGCTTGAGGCGCCGGCCAGCCCACACCAGGTCGCCGCCGTTGGCGATCGCGGTGCGCTCGTTGATGCTGGGGGCGTTGGCCAGGCCGTCGATCAGGATGTAACAAGCGCCCGGGCCGCCCGGGCCGCCAGAGCCGGCCCAGATGTGCAGCTGGGGGTCCGCCGAAGGGCTGTAGTCGGAGCCCGGGGGCGTGCTGCCGGCCGCCCCGCTGACATCGATGTAACCGTTTACGCCGATGGTCATGCCTCGCGCCACGATCATCAGGCCCGCACCACCGGCCCCGCCGTCACCGCCGGGCCGCTCGTACTCGATGAAGCCCTCGTAATTGGAGATCACCGAGCCGCCGCCGCTGCCGCTGGAGCCGCGCAGATCCACCGGGTACAGCGTGATGCCGCTTTCGTCCTGGTCGTACACCGGGGGCGGCGTCTGGCCGGGCTGAATCTGGCCGCCAATGATTGCCCCGGCCGGGCGCATGGTGGCCAGGCCGTCCACGTCCAGCAGGTACGGATCGAGCGTGCCCCGGTTCTGGTAGCCCCGTCCCCCCTGCGGCGTGGACTGGATGTCGATAAAGCCAGGGGTGCCCTTGTTCACCGCATCCCAGCGGCTGCCGTAGTTGAAGAAATAGCCGCCGGTGGAGACCATGCTGGTGGTTCCGGCGCCGCCCGGGCGCCCACGGCCTTTGCCGTTGATCTTGGCGTTGTTCAGCGAGAAGAAGCCACGCACCAGCAGGGCGACGTTGTCGGAGATGCGGATCTCGGCCGCGTCGTCGCAGGTCAGGTCCGTTGCGCACCAGAAGAACGATGCCTCATCGTCCAGCCCTTCCCCTCCGGCCAGGTCCAGCAGCCCCTCCACGCGGGTGACGCCGCCAGAGACGGTCACCACGCCCGGGAAATTGGCCGGGCTGATCTCGGTGCCTCGCTCATACCATTCGTCCGGGATGGCCGTGCCGGTCTCCTGCGGCGGCAGCGCGCCGGCCTTCTGGCTGGACCCGAACAGCTTTACCTTGACCTTGCCGGTCCGCCAGTCGGTGCTGATCTGCTGGATCTCGAAGTTCCGGTTCAGATGGCCGTCGTCCGTGGTGCCGGTGTAATCCTGCACCTCGAACAGGTCGACCCGCACGATGTCGCCGACCTCGAGGTCGTTCTGGTCCGGGGTCAGGGTCAGATCCAGGCGCAGCGGCGGCCCCGCATATCGGTCCCGAAGGCTGGCGATCAGCCGCTGGATCGTCTGCGAGCTGTGCCGGCTGCTGTACAGGCCCCGGAACTCCAGGTCTTTCTGGTCCGCCTTGCCGTGGGTCTGGATTGATTCCAGGTCCGGCAGGTAGTTCAGGCGGGTAAACTCCTCCTGGAAGATGTCCCAGTTCCAGGACACGAAGATCTCATTGATCACCGCGCCCATGTCGTGGGTCAGGTCGCCGTAATCCGCCACGGTGTCGGCGTCCAGACGGCGGACGTAGCCGCCGGTGGAGTGCACGGCCGTCATGCGCTGCAGGCCCAGCTGGCCATCGGAGTAAATGGGCGCATAGCAGCCCATCAGCAGGAGCATCTCTTCCTCGAGGAACTTCTTGCCGTCTTCCTCTTCCAGGCCGGCCAGGCGAATGATGAAGCCCTGGTTGTCATCGTCCGGCACCCAGAGGTCCTCCCCGATATTCTCGAAGTCGCTGGTGCGGATGAATTCGGCCGGAACGCCCAGGTGCCAGTGATCCGGCAGGTACTCGCCCGGGTAGCCGTAGATCGCGCCGGTGAGCACGGCGTAGGCCAGCATCGGCCCCGGCATCTCCAGATACACGAACTCGGTGACCTTGGGGCTGGACTCGCTGTCGTCGGTGTTGCTGAGCTCGATGCGCAGCGGGGTGGTCCCGAACAGACCCCGAGTCACGCCGGTGAACTTGTTGGCCTCCTTGCCGGTGTAGGACGCGATCTCGAAATCGTCGTCATCGCCTTCCAGGCGAAGCAGGCCGATCTTCTGCCCGGCGGCCACGGCCCCGGCCGCGTTCGGATGCTGGTACGCCTCAAAGCCGTTGGTGGTCAGAACCTCGATTTCGTCAGCGCCGGCCTCCAGGGTGCGGTTCAGGCGCGTCTCTTTCGGCGTGAAAACGTCCTCACGGAGCATCCGCTGAACGTCGGCGCATTTGAAGCTGTAGGCCTGGTCGCGGTAGCTGGCCTCGTCCACGATCTGAGTGGTGGCCAGGATATAGCTGGACCACGGCAGGGCCTCATCGCCGACATAGAACCGGACCGTCTTGCCCCGCAAACCTTTGCCCTGGCTCAGCCGCTCCGCCTGCAGCGCGGTCAGTCCATCGTCCAGCACCTCAAAGTTCAGGCTGCCGATCTCGGAGTTGGCCTTGTCCGGGTTCAGCTTCTGGGAGGTGCCGGAAATGCTCACCAGAACGCCCTCGATGACGTTCTCGCCGGTCAGGCCGGTGATGGCGTGGGAGGTCAGGTAGAACAGGTCATCGTCGCCGAAGTCGATGGACACGACGAACTGGGGCGCCTGCCACTGGCTGTCGTTGACCTCGGCGAAGGCGCTGTTATCGATTCTCATACGAACTCACGCACGTTGAAGTTGACCGAGTAGAAGCCGACGCTATTCACCAGCGACCAGCTGGGGTCGCCATCGATCTGGCAGGTGCGCAGCGTGCCGGAATGGGTTATTTCGAAAGTCTCGCCGCCGGACACGGAATCCAGGAACTCCTCGAGCTGGGCCAACTTGGTTTCGTCGTCCTCGGCGACTGTGGAAGTGCGCCACTCCCGGTCAATTCGGGTCAGCCGCTCGAAGCGCCGGCCGGACAGAGAGGTGGAGCTGGCCACCTGTCGCCGGGGGCGCGGCGTCCAGTCGGAAATGGGCACCTCGAAGGTGTACTCCTCGCCCTCGACATGCCCAGCCATCAGGCTGCGCTTGGCGATATAGGTGATCGTGGCCATTCAGGGCTCCAGAAACGAAAAACCGCCTCATGGGCGGTCAATAACAAGGCGGTCGGCTGTTACAGGGCAGCGATCAGAGCGGCCACGGAATTGATGATCTGGGCTGAGGCCCAAAGGCCGGCCACACCGATGACGGCCCAGGCCAGCCGCCGGGCATGCCGGTTCTCGGCGATCTGCATGCAAACCTCCAGCAATTTGCTATAATCCAAATGCGTCGCTCCTTGGTCTGGTCAAGGGGTAGAACGAAGAAACCCCGGAGGGTGGCTGCCCTGCCGGGGTTTCGTTTGTCTGGGCCTCCGAAAGGCCAATCTAGCTTTTACCAGGGCCAGCAGCCGATGCGGCTGTCAGGCACCCATAAAAACCCGCCGGAGCGGGGTCTGTTTAGTGGGCTGGTCCGGTCGGGCCGGAATCGCCGTCATCGTCATCCTGCTTGGGCCGCAAGCCCTCCATGATCAGATCCTCTAGTGGCGTTTCATCGGCGCTCGCGACCTGGGTTTCGCCAGCATTGTTCAGATGCACCGTCATGGCGCCTCCTTCATGGCCTTAGCGCAGTACGGGGACGCCTTCACCAGGCCCTCGTCGGACCGCAGAATCGCATCCTTTGAAAGTGCATAATCCGACCGGATCACTATGGCGTCCGGCCTGACATCTCGGATTGAGGCGGTCGTGCTTTCCTGGAAGATGAGCCGCTTACCATCATATTTGAGTCTGTTTACGGCGTGCTTCTCGTTCCAGGAGTAGCAGTACAGGCCTGTGCCGTCCTCGTTGATCTTCAGGGTGAGCAGGTATGCGGACATGCTTCCGGTCCAGGTGCCCACCATCGAATCGCCGGGAGAGACCGCCCTCGTTTCTGAGAACCTTCCGCTGAGCATGTCATCGACCGGATTGGAGCAGCCGCCCAGGATGCCAGCGAATAGCACCAATGCACCGAACCTCATTGCTCCGATCCTTTTGGGGCAACCCTGAAGTGATCGCGCTCTTGGTGGGCCGTATGGACCACGTAGACATCCACGGGCTCGTCGGTGATGGGCTTCTCAAGCGGCACGATGGTCGTCGTCCACCACATCTTGAGGGAGCTGGAGCTGGGCACGTTGGGCACACTGTCGGTGCCTTCCTTCCGACTGACCTCTTCCCCGTCACGCTTAACCACGATTTCCAGCCACTTCCCCTTCGCTGAATCCAGGGAGTAGGCGTCAAGGCGCACCACGAAATACCCGCCAGGCCAAGGGATCTCGTCCGCCTCTTTCATGGCCAATTCGGCCTCTTTGCGCTCACGCTCTTGGAGCATCGAGGGCGTGACATACTCCAGTGTGACTCGCCCCATGTAAGAGCTTTTCTCTACGTGCTCAATGGGGTAGCCATTGCCCTCGTTCGTTGGGACCCCCATCATCTTGTCCATGTTGGCACAGCTGGACAACGCCAGGGTCAGCGCCAGCACCATGGATGCCATTTTTATTGTCATGTGCATTCCCTTTTTTGCGTGTTGAGGCCCAAATCCTATGTGATGCAGGTCACACCGTCTAGCGAAGGGTCCGCCCGTTTCGGCTGTTAGAGTCGATCAGCACGTAGTCCTTGTTGGCGATCCTTTCTTTTAAGGCGTCGCCGAACATATCCGCAAGCTCATCTTTGGTGGCGCCCACGACGCTGCCCTGAACTGTGATCGAGATCGAGCTGCCGCCGCCACTATCGGCCCCTCTGCCGCCGTCTAGCTGTACCGGTGCGGGTGCTGCCGGGACAGTGTTCACGCCCCCCGTGATAGCGGCCGCACCTCCGCCGCCGTTGAAATTGGCGGATTTAATGGCGCTGAGCTGTGCTGTCTGGGCCACTACGGCAGCGGTGGCAGCAATTGGCGCCAGGATGTGACCGATCACCGGCACCGCCGAGGCAGAGGCATATGCGTTGGTGGCTGCCAGCGGGATATTGATTGCCCCCTGCGCAATAGCCGCCGCCTTGCCAATCTCGAACATCTTGCGGTTTTCGCTGGCCATGAGGCCGGTCAGCAGGCCAAACACGTCGGCCGTGCCTTTAAGCTGCAATTTCCACCGCTGCTGGTCGAGATTGTTAAGGCTTTCCTTATGCCTCTCCTCCTCAGCAGCTATCGCATCATTCCATTTGGTGCGATTGTCGAAGTCGGCAGAGCGGGCCGCCTCCAGCACCTCGAGGCGCCGCTGATGATGCTCCCGAAGAAGCTCCTCCTCGGTCATGTACCGCTCAAGCAGCTGCTCGCCCGCGTCGATGTCGGTGGCGCGCTCCTTGTCCATCTCCGCCAGGATTTCAGCCGCGTCCCGGCGTGACTTGATGCTGAACTCCAGCGCCTTCTGCTCGGCCTCATACGCCTCGATCTGCCGGTACGACCCTTCGATGGCGGCAAGCTGCGCGGCGGTGGCGCCTTCTTTCTGGGCGCGGTACAGCTCCTCCTGGCGGGCCGTCATGCCCAGGGTTTCGGCTTCCAGCTGGAGGGCTGCGACTCGCTTCTGGATGGAGTCTGTGGCTTTGTCGTCACCGCCGCCCCCCGGTGGCTCGGGCGGATCGCCGCCGCCCTGGTCCGGGTTGGTGTTGCCGAAGCCCTGGTTGAAACTCTGCTGTAGGTCGTAGGCCACCTCAAGCCGTTCGCGCACCTCCTCGATCTTGCGCTTGATCTCTTCGTCGCTGGTGAACACCAGCCCGATGTCTTTCTCCAGAAAGGAGGCATCCAGCTGCTTCTCCAGGCCGGCGAGCTCGCGCTCAAGCCTTGGGATGTCGTCGGCGGCCACGCCGTTGATCTTGGAGGCCAGCTCGGCACCAAGGTATTCGGTGAAGTTCACCACTTCGCTGGCGCCAGAGGCCATGGTGCCGATCAGTGTGGCGAAGGCTGTGCCAAGGGTGACCACGCTGTCTTTAAAGTTCGGGTCGGTGACAAGTTCCCGCAGGTCATCAATGGCGTCATTGAAGCCGGAAACGTCGGTCTCGCCGAAGGTGTCGATCAGGTCGTTGCGCAGCTGCTGGAGAGACTGGCCCACGGTGCGGGGCATGTCCTGGAATTCGCGGTTGATGCTGTCCGCGCTGGATAGGAGCGCCCGGGTCACCGCCGATCCGGTCAGCTGGCCCTCGGCGCCAAGGGTCCGCAGCTGGCCGATGGTCACGCCCAGGCCATCGGCAATGGCGCGCGCCAGGCGAGGGCTGTTCTCCAGGACCGAGTTCAGCTCCTCGCCGCGCAGCGTGCCGGAGGCCATGCCCTGGGAGAGCTGGAGGGTGGCGGAGGCCGCTTCCTGCGCGCTGGCGCCGGAGACCACGAACGACTGGTTAATCGCTCGGGTGACCGTCAAAAGCTGCTGGTTGGTCAGGTCGAGCTCTTCACTGGAGCGAGCCAGCCGGGCGTACAGGTTGATGGTTTCCTCGAGGCCGCCCCGGGTCTCCTGGGCTAGCTTGTAGGCCGCCTCGTAGGTGTCGTTCAGCTCCTCCTGGCTCTCGGTCACCAGTCGCAGCTGGGAGCGCAGCTCGGAGTAGGTATCCGAGGCCTGAACCACGGCGCGGATCGCCACACCAATGCCCACCGCCGCCAGGACATTGCGCAGGCCGCGATACGCCCCGCCCAGTTGGTCGGTGGCGCGGGTGAGCCGCTCGGTTTCCTGCTCCGCCCGGCGTGACTTGTCGGTCAGGCCATCCAGGGACCGCTGGCCACGGTCCACTTCGCGGCTGTCAACGGCTAGTACGAGACGCGCTGTTTCGGTCATTCCAGGCCTTCGATCTCAGGTGGTCCAGATGCCGCAGCACATCCACTTCCCAGGGCAGGAGGTGGACGCGCTTCAGTGCGGCCCAGTGATGAATCTCGGTGTAGGAGCAGTCGCCCAGCTCACAGAACCAGCCCCACAGGTAGGCGGTGCCCTCCGGTGGCGGATCTGTTCTCAGGCTCTTGGGTTTCTTGCCGGTCTGGCGGTAAACCGCCTCAAGCTGCTGCCGGCGGCTGGCGCCGGTCTTGGGGTCCGGAATCGTGTCCGCTATTTCTTTTTCCGCCCACTCGTAGAGTCGGTGGACGGCTTCCCGAAAAAACGCGCATCACGCGAGGCGTGGCGGTCGATCATGTCCCGGAGCTGGGGAGCTTCGCGGAGCAAGGTCTTCACGTTCTCCTCGGTGAATTCTTCCGGCAGGTTCCAGCCGGCCACCAAGGTCGCGCACAGCGCCACATGGCGCTCGGTGCTGTTTACGGGCTGCCCCTTGGCGACCGCCTCCATGTCCTCGCGCCATGCGTCTTGCTTGGCCTGCTGGAAGGCGTCAGACCATTGGGAGCGGATAACCAGGTGGTATTCGGTCTTGGTGCCGTCCGGATGCGACAGGGGCACTTCCGTGCCCTCATTGGCTTTCTCGCGGGTGAAGAACGCTTTCATGCTCATTACGCAGCACCCCGCAGGATCACGATCTGGCTTTCCTCGGTGGCGTCATACAGGGCCTGGAAGTCCATGGAGACGGTGACCTCGCCCTCGCCGCTCACGTCCGGCTGGCCGGAGTTGTACTTCACGCGCGGCAGGCTGAACGTGTAGGCGTTCGTGCCGTCGCTCAGGGCGAACTCCAGGCTGGATTCGGTTTCGTTAAGGAACTTCTCGTACAGCGTCTCGCTGTCGAAAAACGCCGTGATGGAGCCGGTCAGGTTGGAGCGGGCGATGCTCATGCACGCCGCCGTATCCGAGCCCACAACGAACAGCGGGGACAGACCGTTCTCCAGGGTCAGGGACAGCTCGGTGACGGTCGCAATGGGGGAGCCGCCCTCGCTGACCTGGCCGGAGAACGAATCGAACGGGCTGGTGGTGCTCGCGTCCTGATAGGTGGCGCCCGCAATCGCGGTCTGAGCCGGCGCGTCCATGGAGCGGCCCACCAGACCAAACGAACTGGTGATGATGGCGTTGGTGGAGACCGTCAGGTTCCAGGTGTTGAACTCACAGCCCAGGTAGCGCAGGTACTGGCCGATGTCCGCAAAGTGCCGCTCGATGGTGAACGGCCGGCGAACCACGCCCGCTTTCAGCGTGTCGGTGCCGGCGGAGGGGGAATCTTCCTCCCACGTCCCGCACAGCACCGCCTCGAGCATCGGACCGAACGCACCGCCGAAGCTCAGCTCGGTGGAAATGTCGCCGCCCACCTGCTTGTTGCCGTGGCGCATGTCGGCGATCTGCCGGTCAGCGCGCAGCTCGTTGCTTTGCAGGGCCTCTTTCGTCAGGGCCAGCGTGGTGCCGGTCTGGCGAATCGGGGTGAAGTCGGGGGTTGCCGGAGTGGTGCCGGCTTCGGTTTCGGCCACCAGGGCCATAGAGTGGCGTGAGCCGTTTGCAGGGCAGCCCATATCGAACCTCCATCAAGGGAATGCCGCGTCTCACGACGGGGCGGTTTGGACGTCTCACGACGGCCAGAAACGAAAAAGGGCGAGGAAAGGCCGGCAAATCCGGTTTGATTCCTCGCCCTTTTGGGGTTGAAAAATGCACCACGCCCCCACGTCTCACGACGGTAGGGCGCAGCGGCTTTAAGTTTTGCTTCCGGGCACCACTTTCAGCAGGGAAGTGACGCTGCGCGGGAAGAATTTCTTGGTTTTCTGCACCATCTGCGCGTAGGCACGCTCGTATCTCGGCACATCCTCCGGCTCAAGATCGTTCAGGGGATCGCAGCACTCCATGGCATTGAGAACGGCCAGCACATCTTCGGCGTCCATTTCCAGAATTACGCGCTTGTTCATAGCAGTGTCTCATCCATAAAAAGGGTAAGGAATGGCTTCGGCAATAGGGGGCTATTCATACCCCTTTCAGGTCTGACCGCCAAGCACTCTGAACAAACCCAATTCATAGAGGTTTGTTCAAATGAAGATTACCCCTCAAGGTGGCCTGACCACCATTCAGTTTGGCGCACAAATCGGCATCAAGCCGGAATCTATCCGCGTGCGACTCTGCCAGACCGGCAGTTACTTCGGTGTTACCCCTCGCAAACTACCCAATGGGCGGCTGTTGTGGCCCGCTGATGCGGCGGAACAGCTGCTCAGCCCGAGGCAGTCGCCCGGCTGATCCAGGCGCTGTAGTAAATCGTCATCGTGGTTCGGGACCAGTTCTCGACCCGCCGAGGCTGCTCGTAGCCGCAGGAGCGGATCAGTACCGGCAACGGATCCCAAACCAGGAACTCCTGGGCCCGGAAATCAGCGATCAGGGTCTCGGACAGGGCTGGCGCGTTGAAGCGCGTGCCCGCCTTGTACCGCCGGGCGATCTGATCGGCCAGGGTGATGGCCGGGATGTCTCCGTCGTTGAGCGGGTGATTCAGGTCGATCTGCAGGACGCCGTCGTGCCGGTCCATGCCTTCGTCGCCGCAGGTGGCCACGCCGGGCTGGCTCGGCAGCAGGGACAGCGCCGCCCACGGGTCCGTGCCCGGGGTGAAATCCTTGTTCGGGAACGCCGTGGTCAGGCCGAAATCACCATCCAGCCAGCTCAGGACCAGCGCATTGCGAATATCCAGGTTTCTCATACGCGGTTCTTCTTGGCAGCCTCGTCGGCGATCTGGTTAAAGCGGGCCACAGTCCGGCGGACCATGCCCTCCGGGGCCTGCCTGGACCAGCCCTCGAACTCCAGGCGGTACGCATACGGCAGGTTGTTGGCCATGAAGGTCACGCCGCCGCCCTTGAGCGCCGCAACCACCTCGTTCATCTCGTTGACGGCCTGCTGCTTCTCGATCTCGCGGGCCAGCTCGCCGTCCGTCGGCGCGCCTTGGGAAATTTGCCAGTTGCCGACGAAGCGGCCGGTGCGACGGGGTGACAGGTTGATCACCTCCGCGAACACCTGGATTTCCACGGCCCGGGCGGTCTTCTCCAGGGACTGACTCGCCATCCGGCTGAACTTCTTTACGTCCGCCGCGAAGCTCATGCGTCCCTCAGTTGCACAATCCAGGCGACGGAGGCCGGATCCTGCCAGGTGTTCATCACCCGCTTGCCGCCGATGTCGTCGCCGATCTCCGGGTCTGTGCTGATCTCGCTTTGCAAAACGGTCAGCTTCTCGTCGGTGGCCAGGATGTGCTCGTTGTCGACCTGCTCGGTCTTGAAGCCCCCGAACACGCCGCGACCCTGGAAGGTCTCGGTGGTCTCGGTTTCCTCGCCGGTCAGGGGGTTGTAATCCGTGCCAGTCACCCGGGTGAGGGTGAAGCTGCGCACCGCATCAGCCAGGGCGCCGTCGAACGCCGCGGCGATGCCGGTTTGAACGTCAGCGCGAAGACCCATCAGGCTCTCCGCACCGGGAATGTGGACCCGCCACCGACCGGGAAATACGGCCGGAGCAGGTCAAAGACAAAGGACAGGTTGCCCGAGCGAGCCCGGGCCCCGTCTTGGTACTCCGTTTCCGATTCCACCGTATCCGCTTTGACCCGGGTGCGCTTGATGTCGCCCTGAGTGTCGGCGTACAGGTTGCCGGCGGCCGCCTCTTGCGCCAGGTAAGCCCCGGCGGTCTTAATGGCGTCCTCTACCGGATCACCCGCCACCACGGAGCGGGCCGTCATCCAGGCATTGGCTTGGAGCACGGCGGGGGCTTTCTCGGCCTCATCTGCCCAGTCAACGCCCAGAATCTGGTCCACGTCCGCGGTGGTGATGTAATCGGTCATCGGTTATTCCTTCGGCTTGGCCGCCGTTTTGGCTTTTGCCGCCGGCTTGGCCGCCGTTTTGGCGCGCTCAGCAGCGTGCTTGCGCTCCAGGCGCAGGGCGGTCTCGATGTCCACCGGGGCGCCGGGGGTCAAGCCGTCTTTGTTCGCTTTTGGCTCGGCTTTGGGCTTCCCCTCAGCCTTTACTTCGTTTTCCTCAGCCATGATTGCCTCCGAAGAGGCGGCCCGAAGGCCGCCGGTTTAGTTGGTTACCATGAAGGCCATCGGCACCAGCTTGCGCTCGAGCACACGGCTCCAAACGGCAGCGGTGGCCAGCTCGGCCTGGGTGAAGCTGTTGCCGGACGGGGTGCCGACCTGCTGGAAGCCGAACGGATGCAGCAGCCACGTTTTGCGCAGCCACAACTCTTCCACGCCGGCACCATCAGCGGCGGATTCGTCTTCATCCAGCGCCACCGGGTTCAGCGGGGAGCCCTCGCCGTAGCCGAAAATGCCCGGGCCGAACAGCACCGAGGTGTACTTCACGCCATCGGTGGTGCCGGCCACGGCGGGCAGGGAGTCGTCGACGATGATCCGGCGACCCATGTACGCGCGGTACAGCAGGTTGCCCTCGGAGTCGCGCACGTCCTCGGCGTCGTTCAGCTTGGTGATCTGCTTCGCCACCATGGAATGCACGGCGATAGCGGTCACGCCGTCCACCTGGTCGCCCATGGTGTAGGCGGCCTCGATGAAGGCATCGCGGCTGAAGCGAGTGTCGGCGCCCTGGCTGGCGACGGCCTCGGCGGCGATGTCGTAGACCATGTCGCCGTCGTCGTTGGCCACGTTGTCGGCCATCACGCCCTTAACCGCAGCGATCAGCCGGCGCTGCCACTGGCGCTGGAAGTACATGTCGGTCTTGGCGCGGATGGCATCCATCGCCTCGCCGCCCATAGCAAGCTCGGAAGCGAGATTGGCGGTTGACCAGCCCTTGTTCACGAACGCCTTGCGGGCGATCTGTTCGCCCTGGGTGATCTTGGACGGGGTGGCGTTGGAGGCCGGGTTATCCGAGCTGTAGTTGACCTCGTCAGCGCCGTCCAGGTCGTTCCAGTACGGCAGCTCGATCAGCTTGCCCGGCTGGGAGGCCATGGTGTCCAGCATGGCATTACGGGTAACGATGCCGGACTGGAAGAACGCGGTCTTTTCGGGACCGTTCACTTGCGGCAGATCCTGGAAGATCTCCACGTCGATGATGTCGGAAAGGCGGGTAGTCGCCATGATTGTTTACCTCTACTGGTGGAATTCGTCACGGAGGCGCTTGTAGGCTTCGGGATCCTGTTCTTTCAGGGCCTTCAGCTCTGCGCCTGTATGCTCAGAAAACTTCTTCGTGACGGCCCCGCCGCCTTTCCCGCCGGGAGCCCCGCCCCCGGTCGCCTTGCTCCCATCCACGAGATGGGGGTTGTCTTCGGCCAGGAATTCGCCAAGCTTCTTGGCGTCCCAGGCATCGCCATCAGGGCCGTTGATCTTGATCCCTTCCGGCGTGTGGCTAATGTGCTGCATCGCCTCAGCCATGAGCTGCTTGTGGCGCTTCACACCATTGGTGGCGTCCTTGTCGATCAGTTGTGCGCAAATCTTTTCAGCTTCCAGGCGGCGCATAAACTCGGCATTCTTTTGGCGCTCTTCGGTCAGATCGCGCTCCAGCTTCTCGGCGCGCTCACGCTCTGTCTTGGAGAGCTGCTCCCACTCCTGCTGCTTCTCGAGACGCTCCCGCTCGCGCTTCTCCGCCTCGCTCTCGAATTCCTGAAGCTTGCGCTTCGCCTCGGCCCGCTCTTCGCGCTCTTTGCGCAGGGCCTCTTTGAGCTCGTCGGCAGGGTCGATGCCGTCCACCTGGAGGCGGTAACCGTCGCCGTGCTCGCTGTACAGGGCCTGCTGAGCCTCTTCCAGCGCCTCGAACTCTTCCTTGGTGATCTCGAATTTCAGTGCCATGTCTGCAAACCCCGTTTGCTGGTTTCGCCTGCCCCGCAGGCATAAAAAAGGGCCGCTTGAGCGCCCCGTCTAAATCGAATGTCTGTTACAGCGTCAGCCCTTCTCGGGCCGCCAGTTGATCGAGCGTCAGCACCCGGCCGGCGTCATCGGTGAACTGGTTGATCTTGACCTTGCCGGAGCGGAACAGCGCCGCGCGGCGCGGCCCCAGCACGTCGTTTTGAAACTCTTTGCTCTGCTGGCGCAGGAAACCGCCGTAGGTCAGCTGGTTATCCACCGGCCCATCCATGCTGGCGCGTTCGCCCAAGCCGCCGAGCCGGTATTCCTCCTTCACCACCGGCACCCGGATGCTGCGGCACCGGTAATGGAGTGTCGGTCGCGGCCCCTGACCCAGCGGGTGCAGCGTGCGGTCGAAGCCGATGCACGTGATCGTGGTGTGGCTGTCCAGGGTGGCCATGAAGCGCTCACCCTCGAGAATGTCCGCGTTCGCCCGGTACACCTCATCACGCGCCGTGGCGCCGATGTGGTTGGTGGCCGTGCGAATCACCGCCTCTGCCTGCTGCCGGGAACGGGTGCGGACCAGCTGCGACACCTCGCGGGCCATCGCATCCGTGGTCTTGCCCTCCAGGACACCCGCCTGAACGACCCGCATGCTGTCGCGGCCGACGCCCTGGGCAAAGTCGTCGAATGCCTCGCGGATGGTGAGGCGCTTCTCCACGTTGCCGCTCAGCAGAGTCATCTTGCTGCGGGTCGTGATCGCCCGGATCTGCTCAGGCGTGAAGCCCTGACGAATCTCTACCGTAGCGCCGGAGGCCAGCAGCTTGGCGGCGAAGCCGGCCTCTTGCTCGGCGAAGTCTTCCAGCTCCAGAGCGCCCTGCATGCCGGTGGTGGCGTGGACGATGATTTCCCGCAGGTCGCGCTCCAGGGCCACCATTCGGCCCGCCTGAAACTCGGTAGCGCCGGCAATGCGCTGCTGCAGGTCTTTGGCCAGTTCCCGCAGGATCGGCAAAGCCCGCTTTACCTGACCTCCGCCGAACTGCTGGATGTAGATCTGGTGCCGGATCAGGGCCTCGAGGAGCTTGCCGTGCGAGGTCAAAGCTCAGTGCCCCCGGACTGGACCTCCGCGTCGATGTCCTCATCGGTGCGGTCGGGATCAATGCCGCCGGTCTTGCGGCGCCAGGCCCGGTAATCTGCCTTGGCAATCAGGCCCCGGTCCACCTCCTGGATGCGCGCCATGACCATTTGCGGATCGGCGTCCTGCTCGTAGAATTCCTGATTGAGCCGGAACGTGATGTCATCGAACACATCGGCGCTGGCCATGAACAGGGCTGCCCATTCCAGGCAATTCTCGAGACCGTCGCTCACGTTGTCCGCCAAAGTGGACAGATTGGCGTTCTCGGCGCCCGTCCGGGCCTTCACAGCCTCTTCCCGCTCGTTGCCGCCGCGCTGCTCGATGAGCTTGGCGCCGATGGCCAGCATCTGGGCCTCTTTCTGCTCCATGAGCTTGAGCGGCAGATTGCGCTCTTCGGCCTGGACCAGATCCACGCTGCCGTTCTTCGTCTGGATGCCGCGACGCGCCCCGACAAGCACCCCGTTGGGGTTCAGGTCGTTCCATTCCTGAGTGCTGGTGTCGCCGATATTCACGTGGAACATGGGCTGGCCGACGATGAACGACGCCTCCTCCAGGTCCGCGCTGTTGCGGTAATGGGCGATGTTCACGTCCGCGATGTCCAGCAGGAGCGGATTGTCGGGATGCTCGTCGTTGTTGCCGGCGCCAATGAACTGGAACGGGATCACATCCCACCGTTCACCGTTGGCCTTGCGCGGTTCCGCCCGGGCAACCTCCTCGTTATTGCGGAAAACCCGCTGAACGTAGAGGCCGGCATCATCCAGGCTCAGGACGCGGTATTGCGTCTCGCGATTGACCTGGAACTCATCGACATCAACGTCGTACCACTCGCGCAGCACCACCAAAACCAGCTTCTCGCCGTCACGGCGCCAGTTGGTGATGCTCGGCGAGGGGTAGGCGCGCAGCGTGGCCCGCAAGCCCTGGGTCTGCTCACGGGTCAGCCCGTCCTCGGCCTCCGGGTAGTCCACCAGAACGCCGTTGATGCCGTTGGTGGCCGTGTCGGACACCGCGCCCCTGGCAAACTGGGTCAGGCTCATGCCGGAGCCGTCGGCGTCGTCTCGCATGTACTCAATCACGGACGGCAGCTCGGCCTCGGGCTTCTTGCGGAATACCGCGCCCAGCATCCCGTCGTGGGTGCGCTTCGTAACGCCCAGCCACAACGCCCGCAGCTTGTACTTGGCGTACCGGTCGGGATCGTCCGGATCAGGGTCCGGCAGGTACACAGTGCCGCGCCGTTTGATCGCGTCAGAGCCCTCAACCGCATCCCGGACCCGTCGCGCTTTCTCTTCATGGCGCGAGTAATCAGGGTGGAGCGTTTCAACGGGCATTCTGTTACCTCATGAACTTGATGGGGCCGACGCTGGCCGGCTTGATCACCGGGTACTCGTAATGGATGAAGTAGCCGCCGGCGTCCGGGAAGTGGTCGAGGCCCTGCTTCTTGTCCGGCTCGCCGTGCTGGTTGTAGGCCTGCTGTTCCAGGCACTTCACATACCCAGGGCAGCGGTCGACGTTGACCCTGTACCCACTCTGGAGCGCCGCGTTCATCGCGTTGATCCGGTCCTTGACCGGCGGGTTCTGCTTGGGCGCGTGGATCGTGAACCCGGCCTCCCGCAGGATGGCCAGGTCGGTCTTGCTGGCGTCGACACTGCGCCGGCCGCCACCGGAAGCGTCCGGGTACACATGGATGGCGTGGCCTTGGTAGCGATCTTTGATCAGCTGGACCATGTGCGGCGTGTCGTAGCCGTTGGCGATTTCGCCGACCGCTACCGGCTTGCCGTTGCGCTTCACATGGACGACCGCCGACATCTGGCCGACGTTGAAGTCCATGCCGATGAACAGTGGCTCACCGGCCTGCTCGGTTTCCTGGGTGTTGCACCGCTTTCGGTCGAACTGGATGTACACCGTGCCGGTCGTCAGGTTGACGAACTCGCCCTCGATGTAGGCGTCCAGCAGGTGCGACGGGTAGATGTCGCGCAGGCTGTCGATGTAGCCGTCCGGCAGGTGCGGATTGCTGTACGACGGCGCCCGGATGATCTCATAGCCCGGCGGGCGCTTTTCGTGCCACGTCTCGTAGACGAAGCGGAAGCCCTCCGGGGTAGTGGCCACGCCGACCGTGTTGGGCGAGCCGTCCGCCTTCCTCTGCCGGTTACGGGACAGCACCCGGCGCCAGACCTCGGCGGCGTCGTCGCGCTTCAGCGTGTCCAGCTCGTCCACGTCCGAATCGCCGACCTCAAAGCCGATGATCCGCTGGGGCGTGTCCATGCTCCTGAAGATGATCCGGCCGTAGCCGTCGATCTCCAGGATGTTGTGCGGGTGTTTCGTGAGCCGGTACGGCACCTTCAGGTCTGACAGCATCTCCTCGAAGCGCGGCCAGGCGATCATCCGGATCAGGTCGTAGGTCGGCTCGTAGAACGCCCTGTCCGATTCAGGGTGCGCCAGCTTGCCCAGCAGGGAGCGGACGATCAGCGCCTCGGTCTTGCCGGCACCGAAGCCGGCGACGATGGCCGGGTATCGCGCCTCCGAGAAAATGAACTGGTCCTGAGGGACCGTCGGGTTAATTTCCACCGGGGCGATTGACCACTACGGTGACGCCCTCAGGCGGCAGAGAAATCTGGTCCTTGAACGCCTGAACGTCGATGTGCTTGCCGATCAGCTCCAGCCGCTTCACGCGGTCGGACAGCTTGACCTTCACCACGACGCCGCAGGGCTCTTTCTCGCCATCGATGTATTCGTACTGCTGCTCAACGTCGATACCGGCCACCAAGCCCTTGCGCCAGATCTCCGGCCACTGGTGAATCGGCTTCAGTCCACCGTCCTCGTTGTACAGGTCGGCAAGGTCTGCATCCGCCTCAGCAGCCAAGCGATTGAGCAGCCAGTCCGCGTCCACCTTGGTGCGCTCAGACCGGGAAGCCTTGGCCTGGGCGATAGCTTCGGCTATCTGGGGTTTTCTAAGGTTCTCGTTCCCCACGGATGCGGCCGTCTTGGCGCTGTAGCCGGCACGAATGGCCGCCTGTGTGGCGTTCAGGTCGCGCAGGTACTCGTCTACGAATGCCTGTTGCTTGTCGGTCAGCTTGGGAGTCAGCACCGCTGAGTCCTCCTGTCCTGGGCCCCGCCCAGTTACTCGTTGCCGGGCACCGCCCGGGTTGGCTTTACTGGTCCGTCTGTGCCGGTGCGTTCTTCTCGATGATGATGGCGTCCATCTTGGGCATGACGCCGGCCAGGGCGATCAGCAGGGTGGCCAGTGCGACCAGCCCACCGAGAATCCAGACGGCGCCGCGCACAAACGAATTCATCTTGGCCAGGACCACCTTCATCTGAGTGGTGTCCTGTCGGATCACGTTCAGGTCTTGAATGCTGGCCTCCAGGTTGCCGACCCGGTGAGGGAGGCGCTCGGAGTCCAGGGCGTTTACGCGGTGGCGGAGAGTGTGCACTTCCTGCTCCACTGCCCCGAGTCTCGGGGGGATGCTGTCCATGTCGTATTCCTCATGTGTCATCCCGGGACGATCTCCACCATTGCCGCGCAAGCCACGCAGCCACAAGCCAGAAAAGAAAAACGATAATCAGGGTCAGCGTCAGGGCGTACACCGTGGTGTACAGCCAGCGCTTCATTCTCCGATGGCCTCGATCAGGCCGTTATGCCGGGTGGCGCAGTCGTGATACTGGCTGGCCCACTCGGTCATGGCGCGCAGGACCGTGCCGGCCTCCCCGTCACTCAGGGTCGGCAGCGTCTCCGGGCACCGAGTCAGAAGATTCTGCTGGTACGGGCTCGCCTCGGGCGGCCGCGTTGAGCAGCCGGAGGCCAGACTCAGGCACGCACACATTGCGATAAACAGGATTCTGGATCTCACGGATCACCCCACGGTCGATGATGCGTTCGTTGGCCTGCAGGTCGGCCAGGCGGTCTTCCACCTTCTCGGCGATCTTGGATTCGCGCTCCATGGCGGCGTCGATGGCGGCCTGGGCGCCCCGCTCTTCAGCGAGATCCCGGCTATCCTCGTACCAGCCACGGCCAACCCAGCCGCCGGCGGCGATGGCCGCGATCAAGGCGACAACCGCCAGATACGGTCCAATGCGGTTGAATAGGGTTAACCAGGTCATTTCTGCTCCCGGCGCCACTTCCAGATGCCAACCCCGATGGCCGGCAGGCCGAATACCGTGGCCAGCGCCGCAGCAGTGCCCGTGGGCACATCCGGTGGGCTGTCACCGAATACGCGGATGGTCACCCAGGTGGTCAGGGTGATTGCCCAAAGGATCACCGCCAGGCTCATGAGAGCGTTTTCAGTGATGAAGCGGTATAGGCGGCTCATTTATCACTTTGCCAGTGTCCACCCCTTCAGCTTTCCACGGCGGAAAGTGTGCGGCAGATCCTGGTGCTTCCTCGCATAGCTGATAGACGTATGATCAAACCCATAGCGACGCGTCGCCTCAAGGCCACTACCAAAATCGATCTCCTCGCCATCCGGCGAGATCAAAACAAACGCTTTTGATCTATTGTGCTCTGCGCCAAACTTGCCAAGAGCACTTGGTGGAACCTTTTTACCAAGCACCCTTAGCGCATGCAGGTGATTCTCCGAGCAAGTGCACCACTCCAAGTTTTCAACCCGGTTGTCAGTTTTAACCCCATTTTTATGATTTACCTGAGGCAGCCCTTTCGGGTTCGGAATAAAAGCGCCTGCCACTAATCGGTGAATCTGGTGGCGCTTAGGCTTTCCGTTAATGCAAAAGCAGACACTGTGATAACCCGGAGTTGATAGATTGGGCCGCAGCTTTTTTGTGCCACTGAACACGTCACCGCGCTCGGTAACGGTGTAGCGGCCCTCATATCCTGGAACTATAGCTGTACGCATGTAACTGTCCTCCTGAACAGTTACATAATCACTCGAAATGACTAATTAGTCAAAATTTCATAGTGAACGAGATCATCGAAATTGTTGTCGTCGACCTGGGTGTCGCGGTCCCAGTCGCCGCCCCACCGCAGGCCGTGGGTCATCCGGCCTTCAGCCTTGAGCCGTGCGGCCGTGCCCATCACGAAGCCAGCGAAATAGTGAAAGCGCTCCCGGTCCTGCCAGTTGATGGGATACGGCGCCACATCAACCGCCTCGCTGGGCTCGCTGTTGTGCCGGCTGTTTGGCCAGCGGACCTGGCTCTTGCCCTGCTCCACCATGCGGTTCTGCGTCACGCGGTCGCGGTGACCGGTGATGATGGTGCAGTCGAAGTCTTTCACGACCTCAGCCATCAGCACTTGCAGGTCGGCGTGGCAGGTCGCCAGACGATGTTTGCTGCGTTCGCTGAATTGGGGCATGTCCAGGTCCAGAAATAGAAAGACCCGCACGGGGCGGGTCTCGGGGATGGCCGGGTCAGGGGGTCCGGCATAAAAAAGCCCCGGCTTTGAGGGCCAGGGCTTTCAGCAGCGGTCACTATGACCACCATAGCTGAAACATACCGCTGAGCGTCTGGACAGTCAACACCTGAACAGCGGTATTTTCGCCAGTGTTCATGCGGCCAGGGCGGTCACCATGGAGGCCACCGCAGTGATCGCCGCGTACAGCCGCTTTGACGCCAGATCCTTGCTCACCTTGAGGCGGCGGCCCAGCTCGCGGACGCCGTGCCGGTCCTCGGCAAAGCCCACCGCGTAATACTGGTAGACAGCCTCGTAGGCATCAGGATTCTCGCCGCGCAGCACCGCCATCACGCGCCGGTCGAACACTTCCATCACCTCGTCCTCTTCGGTGAAACCGCTGGCGCCCTGCTGCTGCACCATGGCCTCCTCCAGAACCCCGGCGATGGATTTGTACGCCTTCGGCCCCGGGCGCCCCAGGCGGCACCACAGGCCCCACTGGTCCAGCATCCGCTCCGCATCATCATTCACCAGTGCCATATCACCGCCCTCTCGCCTCGAAAATGCCCTGACAGTCCACGCAGCGGGTTATCCCGCCCAGTGCCCGCCGCCGCTCCGGTATTTCGTCGTCACAGTCCGCACAGTGCGTTTCGGATTCGCACTCGAACTGTCGCCGGAGGGCCGCGATCACCTCCTCATTGGCCGCCTCCCGCTCCTCAATCAGCTCGCTTGCCAGGTCTGCTGCGTTAGCCATTTGCCTCTCCCAAATACGAATTGATCGTGTCCATGGCCGCCTGGGCGCCCTTGCACAGCGCCGTCATGTAGCCCTGCTCGGCCAGCCAGTTGAGCCAGTCCAGCTGCTCCCGGCTGGTGGTGCTGCCCTTCTGCCGCTTCATCTCGATGGCCAGCCCGTGGAAGCCCTGGGCCGGCACCGGCAGGAACAGGTCGGGGAAGCCCGGGCGTAGGCCCTCGGCCTTCATGCGCGCCATCTTCATTGCCCGCTGCCTGCCGCTGCCTGCCAGGTGGGCACCGTTGGGCACGGCCACCAGCCGGCCCTTGTAGGCGGCGTACTGCAGGTCGAACCAGCGGATCACGACGGTCTGTTCCTGGCTTTCGCTGGGGATCATTGGCTAGGGCTCCGTTTTCATGGAGCGGAGTTGCAGGATGGCGTCATACGCTGCCGTCTCGACGATGTTCGAGCAGGTATTACACAGGTCGAAATACTGGAAATGGCCGACCGGCGGGTAATACTCCATGTCGCCGGTGTGGCCGATGTGGGAGCGCAGCTCGACGCGGCGTTTATGGGTGCCGGCTTCTTTCTGGCAGGCATCGCAGTAAGTGGTCACGCTCATGAGTCGCCGCCTCCCTGTGTGCCGTGCACACAATCCCAGCAACGGTGGGCTTCTATGCTATGACCCGTGGTCATTTTCCCGCACTGACTGCATGCGGCCGAACGGCCTTTTGCTTCAATCTCCGAGGCAAGCACCGCCAAGGCCGACCGAAGCGCCTTTTTCAGGTGCGTCCCGGCAAGCATCTTTCGCCGTAACTCAACGGTTGGCAGCGCCCGGGCGAAAGCCCATGCCATTTCGTTCTCAAGATCAACCTCCGGAATCGCCGCGCTTGGCGCTAGATCTCGCCTCCAGGCAGAAATCAGAGGGTCAATCTCTTCGGCTTTTTCTTTCCATCCACTGGCCTCACCGAGGGCGCGCATCAGGTGCTGAGCGGATCGAATCCACTCCAGGACACCCTCTGGCAGGGTTGCTTTGGGCGCGCCACGCTTGAATAGCGGCGTGATAATCCGCAAGTCCTCGGGCGCGGCATGCTCCGGTCCATCCGTAAATTCAGTTGGGCGCCCATTCACATCGGTGAAACAGTAGGCAAAAGGCGCCTCCCCCTCGGCATTAGAGAGGGCGGCTTGCCATGCGTCCCATGCAGCCTGGGCGTCGGGGTGCTGATAGCCGCCCTCTGTTCTGTCCGCCGGGATGATCGGGCGGACGTATTCGTCGTTATACCAAGCCTCAAACGCTTCTCTCTGCTGCTCGCTCATATCAACCTCACTTGTGGTAGTCCTCAATCGCGGCCAGCACCTCAGCCGAGCACGGCAGCTCGCCCTTCTGGCGACGGTAGTGCGCCACCAGGCCGGCAAAGATCAGCTTCTCCATGCCCCGCCGGCCGATGTCCCGCGGCTCGCCGTAATACTCGGTGACGAACTGGGCGGTGTTTTTGTCGATCGACGCCTCATGCCGGTGGTGGCGCGGGCACAGAGGCAGGCAAAAATCTTGGCCTATCCACACCTTGTTGTGCTTCCCGGTGGACCCGACGCAGTGGTGAATCTCCGCCGGCATGCCGCAGCAGGCGCAGCCCTGCTCCCGGAGCCATTGATGCCACCGGCGCTGGGCTGCAGTAGGTGCTTTGCCGCCTTGCATCAGCTCCACCTCCACTGGCGACCAAAAATCACAACGCCAACGCACTTAAACCAGGAAATGACAGGCGGCCCGTTTAATGGCCGGCCCAGCTCCTCGGAATGCTCTTGAATAAAATCCTCTACCTTGTCCATCTGCCGGGTAATCGACCCGGTCACCAAAAATTCTCGACGGGAAACGATAGCGCCGCCTGGATAAGATCCTCTGCTGACCACAAAATAGATTCGCTTCACGCTGCCACCCCCAGCAGATTGCTCATCTGCTCGATCTGGTCCTGCGTCAGCCCGCTCCAGTACATGTCGATGATGTGCTGGCAGAACTGGCCGTAGACCTGCTGGAATTCACCTTCGTCCATCTGGTCGAAGGACATGGATTTCGGCCACCGCTGGCTGACCACGCCATACCCGGGCACCTTCACGTCCATTCGCTCGCAGCCGATGTCTGCCTCGAACTGGAGGCGCTTCAAAACGCTGTGCGCGTCCATGTTGGTGAAGTCGTCCAGATTCTCGATGAGGAGCTGGGCCAGCTTGTGGGCGCGTTTCCAGGCAGTGGGGTTCCGGGCCTTTTTCGGATCAGCCGACACCAGGTCACCGCGACGCAGTTTCCGCTGGCGCAGCAATTGCCGGCTCAGGTCGTCAGCGGGCACGAATGCGCCGTCGTCGGTGACGCGGAGCAGAACGGTTCGTCTCTGTTTAGCCATGCACCACCTCCAGAATCTCCATGCCATGCGCCCGGTGTTTGGCCATGACGGTCATGCCCTGCTCGCCGTTGACGATGGCCTGGGGCCAGCCGGTTTGCTCTGCGAGGTAATGCGCTTCTTCCAGGGCGGCCTCGCTGTCGGTGAATACCGTCAGCGTTTGGCTCAAACTTGGCTCAGCTTTGGTTCGAGGTGATTTATTCGCGGTGTTTTGAGCCAGAGTCATGCTGCAGCACTCTCCTGTTCAGAGGTCGGCAGCCCGACGGATAAATCAGGGAAGTTCAGGACGGCATACCGGCCGTGCAGCTTAATGGCGAGAATATCTCGCTCCACGGCGGCCTCCAGCGCGGTCTCGCACTGCTTGGTATATCGAGCCCTGCCACCTTTTCTTACGACGCCAACATACTTGCCTCTCGCCTTCCTGAAATTGACGCCACGATAGCCGGTCATGTTCGGCTTCATGTTCGGCCGATTCCAAGAGTTCTCTGCTGCACTGCAGATGCGAAGGTTTCTCCGGCGATTATCCAGGGTGTCATGATTTATGTGATCAACCTGCTGACCTTCACCTGCCTGCATGATTATCCGGTGCATATAAGAACCTGGAAGGCTGCGGTTCATCGCGTAGAATCCGCCGTGTCTGTTTTTGGCCTTCGAGGCACACCATGATCTCTGCGCCAAAAACTCATAATCTTCGTCATCTACGATGGCGACGAGTCCGCGTGTACACTTGATCTCCATGGTCATGCTGCGCTCTCCTTGGTGAGGCTCCCCAGCCCAACCTTGTGCACGTTCCGCCCAGTCACCGGGCACGGCGTCAGGTCCTCGGATTCCACCAGCCGGCGGGCCTGGATCAGCGAGTTGGTGCGCGCCGCCACGGTGGACGTTTCCAGGCCGGTGATCGTGGCGATCTGCCGGCGACTGACCCATCCGTCGGCGTGCTGGCCGGTGCGGATCAGCAGGGCCACGCCGGCAAGCACCTGCTTCTGCTGCCGGCCCAGGTCGGCGGTTTTGAGGGCGTCGTAGGCCATGAGGCTGGATTCGCGGACGGAGGTTTTCATGTCACTTGCCTCCCTTCAGGAAGCCGGCTTCGCGGCGCGGAACATCCAGCGCATCAGGCTGCTCGAACCGGCGGCTCTGACCCGTGCGGCGGTAGCTATCCCAGTCAAACGCCAGGATCGCCCCGCCGCCCTCGTACATCCGGTCAATGGCCCGATCACCGATGTACCGGCCCAGCTCCGACTCCGGCAGGTTGGAGATCAGGATCGTTGGGCGCACCTCCTGGTAACGCTCGTCGATGATTTCTTGAGCCAGCAGCAACTCGGTTTCCGTGCCGCGCTGGGCGCCCACCTCGTCCAGGATCAGCAAATCGGGGTCCACGAAGCTGCGAATAACCTGCGCCTCGGTACGGTCTGACTTCGGGGTGTACGTCGCCTTCACCGCCCGGCTCATCTTCGTGACGGACGTGAACAGCGGCACCCGGAAGAACTCCCGCATGACGTGGTTCGCAATCGCGCAGGCCAGATGGGTTTTGCCGGTGCCGGGCTTGCCGCACAGAACCAGCCCGCCGCCCATCTGCAGGCGATCCTCGAAGCGCTCCGCGTAGCGCTGGCAGGCCGCCTTGATCTTTGCCGCCTTGTCGTTGGCTGGCTGGTAGTCGTCGAACCCATAGCCCTGAAACCGCTTGGGGATCAGTGCGCCCTGAGCCAGCTCCTCAACGCGGCGCTCCCGCGCAGCTCGGAGACGCTTTTCGTCATCCGCTTTCTGCTTCGCCTCGCGCTCCGCCTCGCACTCAGGGCAGCCAGTGGAAAACGTTCGGCCCATGATTTCCTGAGCCTTGGATTCGTACTCGCCGTGGGTCTCGCATACGCCAGTGATGATTTTCTCTTGCGCTTCCATCACGCCTCCTTGGCCCAGTCGGGCAGGTGCTGGGTGAATTCTTGATCGGCAAAGCCGGTGTGCTTACCGGTGTGCGACTGGCCGGGACCACCACCAGGGGGTGGAGGCGTCCAGTCATCCAGGTAGTGTTCGCTGGGCCCGAAGAACGTGGCGCCCTGCTTCACGAATTCGGTGCCGGTCTTACCGGTGATGCGGCAGAACGCGGCGTACCGCTGAACGCCAGCCAGGATGTCATCAGGATCAGCCCCAGCCTTGACGCGGGCCTCCCAGGCTTTGCAGGCATCGCGTTTGTTGTTCCCTGGTCGCCTGGGGTACTCCTTCCACGCTTGCTCGAACTCGTCGGGGTATGTGAGCTTGCGCTGCTTGCCAGCGCGAGGCGCCGAAGGCGCAATATCTTGTGACGGTCCTGGTGTTTGTAATGGTGAAGGTGAAGGTGATGGTGACGGGCACTCCTCATGCATTGCTTGAGCATTGCTTGTGGCATGCTTGGAGCATTGCTCGTTGCTTTGCTCTTGCTTTGCTTGCTGCTCCGCCTCTTTGTCCCAGCGCGCTTGTGCTGCGGCTTTCGCCTTCTCGCTGGCCTTCTGCTTCTTGTTGCGAGCGGCATCCATTTCGCGCTCGATGCGCTTGTGCTTCCACTCGCCGTTCTCAACCGTGAAGAAATGCTCAAGCGCTGCTCGGTGCATGCTCCAAGCATCCGGCGAAAGGCGGGTAATTTGAGCCAGGATGCCGTCGTTGTCGGGCAGCGCACCGTTCTTCCAATAGTCCATGATGAGCAGCAGGTAGGCCCCGTGCTGCTCAGTAGTGAGCCTGGAGGTTCCGGACATGTAGTCGCCGATGTATAGCGGCATCCAGAGGTCAACATCAGCCATTGCGGCGCTCCTCGGCGATGGCTATGGCACCGTCTACCGCCTCAATGATTTTCCGCGCAACTTCGTATGCCTGCATCGTCGGCAAGCGGATGCATGCGTCCTCCTCTGGGCCTAGACCGGGCTGCACCAGAAAGAAGCCGCTACCATCCTGGATCGCCTCAAGCCTGAATGGCTCGTACTCTGTAACCAGGGGGGAATGTTTAGCTGTCTGGAAATCTGTGTCTGCCTTTGCCATAATTAACTCCACGTTGTATCCAAAGCCCCGGTTCCGCCTGCAAGCGCCGGGGCTTTTCTGTTTAAGCTGATTGCGCCTCAAGCTGGGCCAGTCGCGCCCGAAGCTCTGCCATTTCCTGTTCCGGGCTGACTTGCCGCCGGTCGCCATCGGAAAAGAATCCGCCGCCAATCACGCGTGCCGCCCCTTGGTACGCGGCGGATGCCGACTCTTTGCTGTCAAACAGCCCCAAGAAGTACGTTCTCCCGTGATTCTTAATCGCTGCCCGGTATTGCGTTGTGCCGCCCGAGATTACGGCACTGACACCCTTAAATTTCGTGGTGTTGTCGGATCGCATTGCGCCGTTAAGGCTGTTCTGCCATTGCTCGCAGCCCCTGAGATTCCAGGCTCTGTTGTCAGACGGGTTGCCGTTGATGTGGTCAACGTAACCGCGCGGACCCTCCCCGTTTATCAGCGCAAATATGATGCGGTGAGCAAGGTATTTGCGGCCCCGATACACAACCTGCCGATAACCTCTAGAGCTGCCCCTTGTGTCTGCTCTTTGCCCGATCTGGCGCTGAGAAACCTTCACCTTCCAGCGCAGGGCTCCTGTTGAGGGGCAGTAGTCCACCAACTCACGCCACATTGCTGCATCTATCGGTGTTGCGCTGCTCATGCCTCACCCCCAAACAGGCGCTCCGCCCGCTCAGCGATCTTTGCCAGCGCCTTGGTGGCGCCGATGTATTCCCTCTGCAACTTCGCCCGTTCGTCCTCGGGCTCCAGAGGCTGGGGGCGGCTGTACCCGCATTCGTCAGCCATGAAGAACATGGCGGCGGAGGAACCCTGTTCCCGGGCGCGGCGCATGATGAAAAGCATCTGCTCCAGGCCCAGCTTCTCGGCTTTGGCGGTGTTGATGCAGTCGGAAAGCCAGCGGCCGGCGGCTTGCGGGTCCGTTTCCGGCTTGAGCATCGCGCCCACCACCTTCGGCCCGCCCAGCATCAGGATGTCGGTGCGCAGCGCCTCGAAGATGTCCTCGTGAAAGAGGGTTGCCTGCTCCATCCGTCTCTCTCCTACTCGTTCCCACGCTGTCGGAAGGCGTCGGAAACCTGAATTCAGTCAAATAAAAAGCGCTGCTCAGGCAGCGCTGGTATTTGCTGGTCGCTCAGCAACAAGCTTTCCGTCCGTCACCACCTGGATTTGGTACTGACGAGGAACGGGCGGCTTGTCGCCCCATTGGTGGACCGCCGACCGGTTGATGCCCAGGGCTCGCGCCAGGGCGGCCGAACTGCCGAAATGCTGGATTGCGTCTGAAGTTTTCATAGTCACCTAGTTAAGCATGCTGGACTCTATGCCGTCAATCATACTAAACAGCGCAGGACTTATCATCCCCTGCATGTCTACCATCGCTGAACGAATTCGGGACGCCCGCCTTTTTGCTGGCATTACCGCACCTTCCGAGCTGGCCCGCCGATGCGGAGTCAGCCGCTCTGCTGTTTCTCAGTGGGAGAGCGGCGACACCAAGAACATCAAGCTGGCCAATCTTGAGAAGGTGGCGGAGGCCTGTAAGGTCGACATGGCCTGGCTTGTGACCGGCAAAGGCCGCAAAGAGGGCATTCCGCTTGAGGTTCAGCAATTGGCCGAAGCCATAAACAGCCGCCCTCCCCACCAGCGCGAGGCGTTACGGGCGCTACTTGGTCCGACTGATGAACACGACAACGGTGCCGAGTCCGCCACAGGAACTAATTAACGCCCTTTCCCGCCGCAATCGCAGATAGCCGCCTCTTGGCGGTTTTTTTGTAATTTGTTCGTCCAGCATGCTTGACACCTCATTCCTGAGTCGTCTAGCATGCTTAACACATCAACACGGACAACCCGCAGGGGAACGAGATATGAACACAGCACTTTTGATTTACCTCTACATCGTCGCCGGCAACGTCGCATCGGCATTTGCGGCCGCAGCTTTCATCTTGGCTATTGGCTACTTCGTGCCGCTAGCCGTAATGGGGCTCTTTAGCAGCTTCGGCTCTGACACTCACTGGAGTGGCGACGCGTTGAGCCCAGAAAGCAAAGGCTTCCTCGCGATGCGTCGGCACTTCAAGTCCGTCGTTATCGCCCTGGCGCTGCTTGGCTCCGTACCTGCCCTCTACCCCGACAAGGAAGACGTAGCCTGGATTCTTGGTGGCGCCGCCGCTGTGCATGTTGCTCAGACGGAAGAGGCTAAAAAGCTGCCCGACAACCTGCTGAGGGCCGCCAACACCTTCTTGGAAGGTATCTCCGAAACCGAATCCGAACAGTAATCCGGCTTTTACGGGAGCGAACCATGAACGCACATCAAGCCGCCAGCGATTGGGACTACCAGGATGCACTCCATCCGCAGCGTGCCGCCTACGACGCGTGGTGCGAGGCGTATCTGGTGGAGGCGCTCAAGTCCGACGAGCTCGAAACCGCGTTCAGCGCCCATGAGGACCTGGAATCCGAGTTCGACGCCCTGGTGCTGCTCCTCGCCTTCAGCGCCGCCGAGTTCCGCCCGCTGTGCCTGAGCGAGTTTCGCCGCCAGACGTTCGGCATGAGCCGGGATCAACTGCTGGACGTGCTGGAAGACGGCGAGATTGATCCGGTGGAGATTGTCCGACTGGCGGTGTTCGCGCCGGATGACGCGCGCCGGACCTGGGCGCCGCATGTTCGACAGGCCATGGACAGCTTCCACGACGCCGTGATGAAAGTCGCGCCGACCTGGGGCTGGGTGGAGACGATTTTTGAAGGGAGGAACGAGCCGTGAACAGCGATCAACTGCACAGCCTGACGGTGCTGGCCCACCAGGGATACCGGGCCGCGATTTCCTCGAACCACGATCTGGCCATGTTCTACCAGTGCCGCCTGGATGGCTGGTGGGAGTGCGCCCTCAGCGCAGGCGACATGGATCTCGCCTGCGCAGCGTACCGGGCCGAATCCTGGGTTCGGGCGGCCAGAAGCCTGGTTGATGGTCAGCCATACGCGGTAACCGTCAACGGTGCCAACCTGATGTGGAGGGGCAGTCATGAGCGAGATTGATTGGAGCAAGGCGCCGGAGGGTGCAACGCACGCCGCTTTTGGCGACGACAATATTCCCGGGTGGTACCGGAAGGAGGCGGGCTGCTGGCTTTTCTTCCCGGACTCATGTGGTCCCGCAAAGTGGACGACAGATTGTTCTCAGGAGCCTGAGAGAGAACGCCCAAGCCTCATCTGCCGTGCAGATCAGTGGAGGGGCCCTGAGTATGGGCTACCGCCCTGCGGCGTTGAGTGCGAAGGCTATGTCAGGGCGGAAACCGCCAATCATGGGGCGCCCGGAAACAAGTGGCTGCGCGGGGTTTCTGTGGGCGAGGCCGTAGCTCCAAACGGAGGCGTTGGTGGTCTTCTGAAAGCCGAGGATGGGAAGGTCCATTTTATTGGCGCCTGTACACACTTCCGCCCCCTCAAATCCGACAAGGGGCGGGCGATTGATGCAGCCGTGGCGGCGACGATCCTGAAAGACGGCCCGCGCATCCGTGCCGCCCTGTCTGACATCTACGACGCCGGGCTCCTGCGCCTGCCGGAGGAACAGTCATGAGCGAGAAATTCCCAAGCCACCTCAAGCGCCTGGCTCCAACACTTAGCAAGTGGCGTCAAATGAAACGCCGCGAACTTCGGGCCGCCAAGGCGCAGTTTTCAGACCTTCGCGCCGGATGCATGTTCACGCCCGCTTACCGAGAAATCGTCGAGGCGGAAAAACTAATCGACTTGGCCCTGGCGAAGTGCAGCCAGAAGGAGTGGGGCAAATGACCATCCTCGGACACGACGTAAACGGGCGCCCGCTGCGGGCTGGGGATCGGGTGGAGGTCGCCGAAGGTGCTGCGCACGGACACGGGCAGACAGGGCGGTTAATCGGTCCATGTCCGGATTTTGCGAACCAACTGGAAGCACAAATGGATCACGGGCTCCTGGGCTCTGCACGGGCAGAGCACTGGCGCCGGCTCGACGACCGCACCGACCACCAGCCCAGCGAATACACGTTCGATTCACTAATGGACCACCTGAAAAGCGGGGTGCCGGCATGAACAACTACAGCTTTGGCGAAATCCTGATGGGCGCCACGACGATCATCGCGTTTGTCGCCCTGATGACGGTCATCGGTGAGCAGGACTACCGCGATGCGCTGGCCGAGGAACGCACCGCCTGTTTGATGGTGGCACAAGGCCACTGGCCGGCAGAGACAGCAGAGGGCTACGACTGCCCGAAACGAGTAGCAAGGAGCGAGTTATGAGTGAGTTCAAGGGAACCAAGGGGCCGTGGCGCGCCGAGAAGGTTCATGGATGGAGTGGTGATCTCTGCATTACTGCTCCCGGCGAATCTACACCGATTCTCAAGGCCATCAAGCCCAAGCGCTATTTCACTGATTATCCGACCCGGATCGATGAAGACGGCGAAGAGTGGACGGTTTGCAGTACTAGTGCTGCTAAGCAGGCAGGCAACTACGTGGCGACGCGAGAAATAGAAGAAGAGCTGGACGCTGTGGAGGCAGCAAATATGCACCTGGTGGCCGCCGCACCGGATCTTCTGGAGGCGCTGGTCATGGTCCGTGACGCCGACGACGACAGCGGTAAAGACGGATTGCCGAGAATTCCGGGGGCGGCGCGCAGCAAGATTGATCGCGCCATCGCCAAAGCACTGAACACCGATACGAAGGGAGAGGGTCATGAGTGAGCAGATGAAAGACGGCGGGTCGGCGTTCCCGGTTCCCAATGACGCCAATGTGAACGGACAGGAAGGCATGTACCTGCGGGACTACTTCGCGGCGAAGGTAATGCCGGAGTCATTGCGCGAGTTTCACGTTTTTGTGAATGACGGTGGGCAAGTCCCTGATAACTGGAGGGTCGGAATTGCCCTGGAGGCTTACGCAATGGCTGACGCCATGCTGATCGCCCGAGACACCGATACGACAGAGCGCTGATCTGTTGTTTGCGGGGTCCGCCCCGCCTTTTATTCGATAGGAGCACGACATGAACGATCTGGCAGAACGACAAGAGGCCCAGGCGCCAGCTGTTGCCGGCGAAACCGGCGCCGTCCTGGCGATGATTGAGCGGGTGGCGACGAACCCCGAGGCCGACATGGACAAGCTGGAGCGCCTGCTGGATATGCAGGAGCGCGTGATGAACCGGAATGCCATGCAGGCGTTCAGTGCGGATATGGCCGCTATGCAGGCCGAACTGCCCACCGTTGCCGAAACGGCAGAAGGCCACAACAAGGCCAAGTACGCGCCGTTGGAAAAGATCAACGAAACGATCCGCCCGGTGCTCCAGAAATACGGCTTCGCTGTGACGTTCCGCACCGAGCAGCAACAGGGCGCCGTGGCCATTACCGCCGTGCTGTCGCACCGGCAGGGCCATACCCAAGAATCCACCCTGGTGCTGCCCAACGACACCAGCGGCAACAAGAACACCGTCCAGGCCATCGGCTCCACGGTGAGCTACGGAAAGCGGTATGCCCTCTGTGCCCTGCTGAACATCAGCACTGGCGACGACTCTGACGGCAAGCCGCCCCAGGCGGCAGGCCTCAACAAGGAGCAGGCAAAGCGGCTTCGTGACGCCCTGAAAGTGGCGGGCCTGGACGACACCTATATCTGCAACGCAACCCACATCACGAAGCTGGAAGACCTGGACCCGCTGCGCCTGGATGCGGCCATCAACCACCTGAAGGCCAAGGCGCAAGGGGGCGACAAATGAAAATCATCACCGTACCCCAAGGCTCCCCGGAGTGGCATCAGGCCCGCGCCGGGGCCATCACCGCCAGCATGTTCTCCACCTGTCGGCAGATTCTCAAATCCGGCAAGAACAAGGGCGACTACAGCGCCGCCGCCAAGGATTACGCCTTCCGGCTGGCCGTGGAGCGCATCAGCGGCGAACCGCTGAATGAGGGCTTCGAGACCTACGCCATGCGCCGGGGGCATGAACTGGAACCGGAGGCCCGGCTCGCCCATGAGGCCCGCATTGAAATGCTGATCGAGCATGCCGGCGTGGTGTTGACCGATGACGGCCTGTTCGGGGCCAGCGCCGACGGCCTGATCAATGACGACGGCGGCAGCGAGTACAAGTGCCTGATTGCCCCCGAGCGCATCCGCAGCATCGTCGTGGACCAGGATCTGAGCGAGTACCACGACCAGGTTCAGGGCTGCATGTGGCTGACCGGCCGGAAGTGGTGGCACTTCGTCCTCTACTGCCCTGCCCTGAAGCCCGCCGGCCTGGATCTGATCATCCATGAGCAGAAGCGCGACGACGACTACATCGAGGCGCTGGAGAAAGACCTGATCGCATTCAACGGGCTGGTGGAGCTCTACCGCCACCAGATCGAGAACGCAAGCGGCGGAATAACCGCAGCAGCTTAATCCGGCGCTCACCGGGGAGTGGCGGGCCTTACCCGCCCCCTTCGGGGGAACTGACAACGGAGAGAGATCGAGTCTATGCCGAATCATAAAGCTATCGCACGGCTACTCCTGCGCCGCCATGTAAATGATGAAACCGGATGCTGGGAGTGGCAGGGCTGCATTCAAGGCAACGGATATGGGCGCATAAGATTTAATGGACGGACCCAATACGTGCATCGACTTTCTTTTGAGGCCCACAAGGCGCCAATTCCGGACGGGCTTGATGTTTGCCACACCTGCGATAACCGGCGCTGCTTCAACCCCGACCACCTTTTCGCCGGAACCCGCACGGACAACATGCGAGACGCGGTACGGAAGGGCAGGCAAGCGCGAGGCGAGACGATTTCCAGGCTGCACAGAGGTGAGCTGTCCAACTTCTCGAAGCTTAAGAGACCTCAGGTAGTCGCCATCCGCGCCCTAAGGAGTAAAGGGGCCACCACTAATGAGCTCGCGACCCTGGCAAACGTGAGCGCGGACAACATACGCCGCATTTTGCGGAACGATACCTGGAAGGAGGCATAAATAATGGCTCGAGGCGTTAATAAGGCAATTCTCATTGGCAATCTTTGCTCTGATCCAGAGTGCAGATTTATGCCCTCGGGAGGAGCCGTGACCAATTTCAGAATGGCGACCAGCGAACACTGGAAGGATCGGCAGACCGGCCAATCCAAAGAGAGGACAGAGTTCCACCGCTGCGTGGCCTTCAACAAGCTCGGTGAGATCTGCGGCGAGTACCTGAAGCGCGGTTCGAAGGTGTACGTGGAGGGCTCGCTGCGCACCCGCAAGTGGCAGGGGCAGGACGGGCAGGATCGCTTCACCACCGAGATCGTGCTGAGCGAAATGCAGATGCTCGACGGGCGTGGCGGCCAGAGCCAGGAGCCGGCCAATACCAGCCAGCAGCCCGCCCCGGCGGATGATTTCGATGATATGGGTTCGGTGCCTTTCTAGGAGTCGACATGAATATTCAGCAGCGCTGCGTGAGCGCATACCGGCAGCACAGACATCTGAAGTTGGCTGCGGAGGATGTTGGGATTCCCTGGCAAACGGTCTATGTCCATTTGCGGCGCGCCGGGGAGCCTGTAACAGGCAACAAACTCGCCTACGGGTCCGATGCCGACAAGCTGGCCGGCCTGGGTGAGCGGCAGTTTTTGTCTTTGGTGCCTGATGCTGAGGATATGAACGGCCGCAAATTCCAAAGCAAGGTCGACTTCTACGTTCGCGGCTATTCGGTAGACGTCAAGTGTTCGACGTTGAAGTTGGGCAGCAAGGGAACAGACCGGAGGCGCTGGGCATTCTCAGTGAAGAAGCAGGAAGCGATAGCGGACTTTTTTGTTTGTTTCGGTTTCGGCGCTGACAAGGAAATAGCGGCCTGTCTGCTAATCCCCGGCGAGATTTCAAGAAGGATGACGACCATCAATCTGCCCGAGTCCGGCGGCAAATGGAGGGACTATGAAGTTGATCCCGGTTCGCTAAGGGCATTCTTCGATTCTCTGCCTCGGAAAGGGAGCCGCCCATGATCCGCTACGCACTACTGCTGCTCCCCTGCGCCGCCCTGGCCGACCCGACGCTCTACGTTCAGGGCGGAATGGGCTACCAGATCGGGATGACCGAACGCTGGACTTACGAGAGCGAACGCTACTCCGGGGAATACACCATGGACCTGCCGCCCCTGGTGGGTTCGGTGGAGGCCGGTATCAGCTACCGCAACTGGTTCATCCAGGGCCAGCACGTCAGCAGTGTGGAGACGGGCCAGGACCATGGGTTCAACGTCATCAGCGCCGGTTACCGGTGGGAATTCGAGTTTTAGGAGATCGCAATGACTGAGCAGCAGAACTTTGGATTCATGAAGTATTTGTTTGTTGGTGCCGCGTCCGTATTCGTCCTGGTGGGCGCCACTGGCTGCGGCGAATACATACCGAGGACCGTCTATGAGATCAAAACAGTGGACGGGCAAACAATCAAACTCGCGTGCCCCGTGGTGGATGCTGGTCGTAGCGAGTTCACATATTTAATCGACGGCGACTGTGTTGTTTACAAACAGGGGAACCGCAATGACTGAGCAGCAGAGAGAAGCAATCCTGAGCGCGATCAAAGAGATCGACGCCATTGCGGCACACAACGCTGGCTACTTCCCGGTGGACGCTCCCGGACAGCCTGAAATCCACGAATTGTGCGGGAAGGTTGAGGGGGCGCTGGCCGCCCTCTCCCATGCCGAGGGGGAGGCGGTGGAAATAGAGGCGCCGGAATTTCATGCGGAGGGCATGGGGTGCGGATTAGAAGATCGGGGCATCACAGACCGATACGAAGCCATGGAGTACGGATTCAACGAAGCGGTTGAGCAATACGAGGCCATCATTGACGGTTACGGCCAACTCTACACACACCCCGCGCCCCAGGTGGCGGTGCCGGAGGCGAAGAACCTCGACGCCCTGACGGACAGGGAAGACAAACTGATGGCCGCCGGCTGGAACGAGTGCCGCGCTGCCATGGCAGAGGGAGGGGAGCATGGGTGATCTGACCCTAGATAACGCCCCGAATGGGACAAAGGCCCCTGCAATTGGGGGCGGGCACTGGGAGCGGGTTGATCGTGGCTGGCGCTGGATCAGGGGCGCCACGTTTCCGCGCCCTGGCGGCGATTGGAATGGCCGCCTGATCCCGCCGGAGCCCCACCAGGTGCGTGGGGGTGGCGAGTGAGCATTTTCGGAATCGGCAAGAGGCGCAACTGGATGATTGTCCTGCACAAACACCACGTCGGGTCTATTGGGTGGCGCCACGAAATATTGACGGAGGCCACCAGGCGAGAGGCGTTTGCGTACGCATTGGTGCGGGCTGACGAATGGAAAGGGCGAGACATCGCCAAGGTTTCCGGCCATGCCATTGAGTTGCCGGACCTTGTTCAGGTACAGGCCGCCCAGCGCGGCAGAGGGGAATGATGGGCATCAAAATCGTAGCCGCCCTGGCGTTGCTGCTGGTCCTGGCCGTGGGGTTCGGGCTGGCGTGGGTCATGGCCCGGAAAGATAACGGAGGCTGAAATGCTCCAGCGAGAACTGATCAATATTGGCGAGTTTCAGCGGCGGGTCTGGGGCGAGAACGGCACCCCGCTCACCGCCCAGGCGATCCGGAACCAGCTCAAACGCGGCGACCTGCCCGGGCAACAGGTGGGTAAGCTCTGGTTTGTGGACTGGACTGCCTACCAGCGCCAGACTGGCGACGAACTGGTCGATGCCGTACTGAGGGCGAGCTGATGGCGCCGAGGCCCAGGAAGAAGCGAAACAGCGGATTGCCGCCGAACCTCTATGCGAACGGCCGGGCGTTCAAGTACCGCCGGCCGGACACAGGGACATGGCACGGCATGGGCGTAGATCGCGCCAAGGCCGTCGCCGCGGCGAACCAGCTTAACGGCCTGCTCATGGCCGGCGGCGACCTGGTGGCGGACGTGATGGGCGATTCCGTGAGCCTCAACGGGTTTCTGGACTACTACGAGGCCCAGGTACTGCCGCCCCGGGAGCTGGCCCAGGCCACGCTGGACCTGTACGCGGTGCGCTTCCGGCAGATCCGGGCGGCGCTGGGCGAGCGTGACGTCGCCCAGATCACCATCGGCATGGTCTCGGCGTTCCTCGACAGCCTGACGCCGCGGGCGTCGAATCAGGCCCGTGCCATCCTGGCGGATCTGCTCAACCATGCGGCCGCAAAAGGTCTGGTGGCGGACAACCCCGCCGAGGCGACGATACCCAGGCCCGAGAAGAAGGCGCGGCGTCGGCATACCGTGGCCGGCGTCCAGGCGATCTATGCCGTGGCGGAGCCCTGGCTGCAGAATGCGATTGATCTGGCCCTGCTGACCGCCCAGCGCCGCGAGGACATCACGACCATGCGGTTTGATGACATCTGGGACGACGCGCTGCACGTTGCCCAGCACAAGACCCGGCGTGCCAGTGATGCCGGCTGGATCCGGTTACCGATGACGCCGCAGCTCAAAGCTCTGGTGGCCCGGTGCCGCGACGAGGTGCCCTCCCCGTTTCTGGTACACCGCATCCCTGATCGCAGGATAAAAAGCAGCCTCCACTGGACACAGGTTTCCAATCACTACCTAACACGGGCGTTCAAGGAGGCGAGGGACGCCGCCAACCCCTACCCCGACTGGGGACCAGAAGAACAGCCGGGCTTCCATGAGCTGCGCGCCCTGAGCCTGCACCTGTACAAAAAAGCGGGCAAGGATGGGCAAAAGCTGGCCGGGCACAGCACGCGGAAGATGACCAAGAACTACGAGGCGGATCACGAAGAGGTGGTGTGGACCGAGGCCGTTGCCGACCTGGATTTGACCGGCATCACAGGCTGAGTTTTGATTTCATTTTGATTTTGTTTTGATTTGGTCCAGAAACGAAAAAGGGCCAGCGCTCGTAAGTCACTGACCCTTCTACATTTTTTGGTCGGGACGGAAGGATTCGAACCTTCGACCCCTTGCACCCCATGCAAGTGCGCTACCAGGCTGCGCTACGCCACGGAATTGTGCTGCTCCGCCAGGGGAAGGTTCAGTGCGGCGAAGCGGCGGGAATCA